GTAAGCGTTAATCACGTCGTGTGATGACGTTGAAAATGTCCTGTGGTGATTCATATGCTCCCAATATTTTGAGAGCAGATTTAGGCGTAATTCGTAATCGGTAGTAGTAGTTGTCATGTTTCATGTTTTTGATGATGCTGTAAATATAGGACAGAATATTTTGTAAATCCAAAAATATTTTAATTTATTTTGCCCCCCTTATTTCTAGCCATTTGTCATGGATCGCGGTTAGCTTATCAATTAGGTAGGGTACATCGCCATATTCGATGTGACATTTCCTGCATAGAGCCATTAGGTTATTTACGTGATCTGAATTCGAGTTCCCGCCTATGCCTCTACGATGTATATGGTGAATGTCTACTGCTGTCTTTTCGCAGATCTCACACCCGATCCAATCAGTGTCGTTATACCCCATGCTCTTCAAATAGATCTTTACGTGTTTTTTCATGCACGTAATATAAGCGTTTTAAGAGCACCAATTAGCCGACAAGTGTAATCCTATCGGCTAATGGGCGTCAGTGCCTTAGAAGTTGTAATCGTAGAATTTACTAGGGTGATCTTGTATGACGTGGAATCTCTTCTTCAATGCGCTCTTGCTTAAGCGTATCTCATACGGATCTCCATCGTCATAAAAGTCATACGATTGTTTATATTGGTTTGTGCATATAGCACTAAAGCCCCCAATCACGTATTCCATTTTGCTTTTATTCTCTCCTGCTTGTACAGGTTGAATGGTTACGAAGTTGTTTCCTCTAACAGCAATGATACGTCCTACAGGATCTACATCCGAAAATAAATGACGATTGATGTATTTGCCGAGCAGATCTTTTGCGTCGGTGTAATTGCGTTCAGTAATGTACGTGCTTTCAGTTTTCATGTTTTTGAATTTATTAGGATTTAACGTATATACAATCTAGTCTTCTGCGTCCTGTTCGAATGCTGTCATACGTATCGTATGCAACGTGATCTTTAACAGCTACAGCGTGTCGTGTGATCAAGCAGAGTACATTTCCCATAGGTATGTTTCGAGCATTAAACGTTTTATTGATAAATATCTTTTTCCATCCTAGCGTGTTGATCATTAGCTCGTCAATTGCTGTGTCGCTAGTCCCGTGGCAAGGCTTAATGTTTCTGCGAGTCCCTTTACGTTCCTCGTACATTGTGATTTGCAGGAGGCAATACACGTGATCGTATTCCATCCCTGTGACTTTTGAGATAGCACGTACAGCGCAATCCCTATTTTTTTGCTTGGCTTCTGATCCGATCGATTGATCGTGAATTTCTAATTGTAGCATTGTGTAGTAGTGTTTTTGATAGCAGTAAGGTATACATATTTTTTAAATGTCCAAAATAATAAGCATAAAAAAAGGGAAGCGTATGCCTCCCTTCTTTGTTTATAATGCCTAACTGCTTATTCAGTAATAGTCATGATCGTACTAAGATCAGTAATTCCTGCGTCAAAGAAGTTTGCAGGTACTTTCTCTTGTGCTGATAAAGTGATGGTGTACCCGTAAAGATCACCCATTGCTGTACCCGACACAATTGTTCCGCCTGTAACCTCAGCTCCGTTCTCAGCACCCATTAAAAAGAATGATCCATTATTGTCCTCTACGATTACGTGAGGTCTCCCATAGGCCATTAATTTAAGTTCTTTGTGCATTGATTTGTCTAAGCCCTTCAGCGTTAGGTTCAATGTCTGCTCAAAGAATGCTGTACCATTGTCACGTGAAGCAACAATAGATTGATCAAAGCTATTCGCTCCGCGCAATACGTACTTAAATCCTGTTACGTTAGTAGTGCCATCAGATTGCTTGATGTCGTCAACTACATCCGTATCGGTTGAGTCATACGTAATTGTAAGAGGCTCAAAGTTAATGAAGTAAACCGCTTTTAGCCCCCCTACTTTATCCTTACAAGGTTCAGTTCTGCCGTCCGTTAGTAAACACGCCATAATATATATTTTTAGTAGGTTGGTAAGGACAGGGCTTTCACCTCCTGCCCCTCCAAGCCGTTATTAACGATTCAAGATGATCTCAGATCCGATGCCGAATTGTACGCCACGAGTAAAGCGAGATACAAATCTAACATTTTGTGATCCATCAAGATCAGCCATATCTAAGACCTTAACTTCGTTTGCGTCGCTCATTAGACCTGTACCGAAGAACAAGTTAGATTTTTGAGCACAAACGATTTGGTCAGCACCCATTCCTGGAGCTACAAACATATCGATACCTTCGAAGTTCAATGGCTTCTTGCCTACTGAATACTCGTCGCGGTAACCTGCAGTACCTAAGTAACGCATGTACAATTTAGCGATCTTAGGAGAAACGAATAACGTTAGATCCTCTTCGTCATAAATTGCGTTTGGTACTGCATCCAATACTAATGCTAATTCGTCGTCAACATTAGATGCTGATAATACTGCTGCAGAAGCCTTGTTTACTACGCCCGATCCTGCTGCGTTGAAGATCGTGTCAAATTCACTCCATATAAATTGCTCAGTGTTCTGACCGATGTGTGCAGATACTTGAGCGATTAAATAGTCAGCGAATGTTTTTGGCATGTTATCATGTGCGCCGTAGCCCATTGAAATTGCATCCCAATCCGAGCGGTGGTCGTCTTTACACAATTCTAGGTTGACTTGCTTCTCAGATGGCTGAAGAATACGCTCAGTCAATGTAACTGATCCTGCAGTCGTGAAGTCACAAGATGCGTCAGCTACTAAAGATGCTGCTGCAAATTTACGTAGTACGTGCTTGAATTTTACGTTAGGCTTGATAGTGATCGCGCCTTGATCTAAAGTTTTAGCAGATAAAAGTGCTGCTGAGATATACCCTGCTGCTGCTTCCCCTGCGTATGTAGTTGTAATTGAAGCCATTTTTTAAGTTTTTAGCTGTTATACATTCTTTTGTACACACGGTCCTGTGTGCTTTCTTTCCACGATGAGTTCTTAAAGACCTGCTTAGTAGGTGCTTTGCCTTCTACATTGTGGCTTAAAGGTTGTGCGGCAGGTTCTTCTGCTAGACGTTCCTTTAATGCGTCAATTTCTTTTGACATCTCTATACGGGCTGTATCCCATTCAGCTTTCTCAGCTTCATGAGCAGATGTGATCTTTTCGAGTTCGACCTTTACTTCTGAAAATATCGTTTCTCTCACTTGGCTTTCAATAACCTTACGTGGAGCCGATGGACTTTCAGTAGCTGCTTCTACTTCCTCTTCTGCAGGAGCTGCTTCAGCTTTCGGTTCTTCTTCTTTTTCTTCTTCACCTTCTGCTTCACCAATAGCAGTAATTACACCCTGTGCATCTACTACCATTTTTACAGCTTCCTCTAGCATATACTCACCTTCGGGTACAGGCATACGTTCGTCTTCTTCGCCTACGACAAAGACTGCGTTACCTACTTCAAATGATTCTGCTTCGAATACTGCTTCGCCTTCTGCTTGTTTGCGTTGCTCGAAGTTCGTTTGTGTCGGTGCCGCAGACTCCATGCCCAATGCTACCATCACGTTATTCAAGATTTCGTTTGCTTTCATATTACTATAACGTCTTAATTATTACTTGTTACATTTTGTGATTAGATCCCTTGCAATGCTTTAGATCCCTGTTTTACCGATGCTAAAGTTTTTTGCAGTGTTTTGATGTCATCACGAAAGACATCGTAATAACCCTCAGCTCCTTTGTATGCTTGTACGTTTTCGGGGTCTACACCTAATTCCTTAGCCATTTCTTTTACGTCACCCATTGCTTGGAAATAATCTTTGAGTTCACTGACCATTAACTGATCTAGTTTTTCCATGTCTTTTTGGGCTGCAATCAAAAGGTCATATGCTTTGTCGGCCTTACGGATCGATTGCTCCATTTTGTTTGAGGCCTTGAGTAATTTCTTCTGACTCTTTTCAAGATCTGCTGTTGCTCCTAATTCTACTTTCTGCGTAGCTAGATATAGCTTGGCATCCTCACTGCGTTCTGAATTTAGGTGCTTGTAAACAGCACTTTGGTTATTCGTTTTCATTTAATCTAATTTATCGAGTTCCTTTAATTTACTAGTTGACCATCTAAGGGCTGCTTTACCGCCCCATAACAAATAGCTGATCGTACCACAAGCCGAGCTATCCCCTTCATCGTAATACTCTTCTGCTCTACTTAGGTAAGAATACATCCGCTTTATTGTGGCTACACTGATCGGTTTTTTTTGTGCTAACTGCTGTGCCCTCGTTTTTCCTGTAGCCGTGGCACATTTGTTACCATGCTTCTTATTCAATTCAATGCCTCTCTTAGCGTTGTTAGATACACCGCTAGGGTAATCAGTATATGATTCTAGATCGTACGGATTTTCGCCTAGTATGGTCTTGCGTATAAGATCTAACTGATCTAATGCTTCTTGCTCTTCAAGATCAGCATGGCTCATTTTGGTTTTGTCAGTTAGCTTATCTGCAAAATAACCTTCGATTGAGAAACCTTTCACCTTTCCTGTCTTAACGAAGTCTTTCCATATTTCGTCATTATCTACTTTCATGCTGACCATCCAAGTTCCTTTCGGTAGATCATACCCGTACACTTTGCTTTTGTCGTTCTGCGGATCTTCAATGATCCATGACTCTACAATGGTGGTCTCCTGTAAATTCACTTCATGCTCTAACGTTGCTTTCGTGTGATTGCCCCGTTTGAAAAATAGCTCATTAGCTTTAGCTATAGTCTCCTCACTAAAGAACACGTAATATTCCTCTTTCTCGTTTCTACGATATATTGGTTTGTTCGGTATAAGAGCAGGGCCTAATAACAGGCGCTTCTCATCATTAATAGTCGCAAACTTGTACTCCGTTTGAGATTTGAGCGCAATAAAGTTTTCCTCTATAGCAGGTTGTGAAACAATACTAATAGCGTCGATGCCATTAGCCATGCTCTCTTCATCTAAGATCAGTTCTATTATTTTCATACTACTACAACGTTATTTTATCCGAATGTAGCATTTTGCACTATGCGTCGATCCATAGCCTGTTGACTACTAACGTCAGTAGATACTACGTAACTACGTTGTGGTTTTTGTAGTTGATCTCCAATAGCTCCTAGCAATTGATTCCCTGTACCTACGTTACCTCCTGCAATTGAGACATTTGGCATTGATGGTACTGATGGTGCTGCTGCTGCACTTGCACCTCCACCACTAGATCCTGCGTCAGTGTCTACTGCCATAATCGATTTTACCTGTGCGAAACCTGCTGTAAGTGTCGTAGCTAATTGTACTAGGTTCATTGGGAAAGGTGCAGCTAACGCTTTGGTTGCTCCTGTGTACGTATTGATCAATGCTTCACCTATACCTAGTGCCTTAACTACTT